ACAGAAGTACCGTTACTTGGTGTAGAACCAGTAATACCATCGATATCATCGAAAACTGGATCCCAAATAATAGGTACACCCTGGAAGAATAGACCGGTAAAAGTACCACCATCTTTGATCTCCAAAGACGGATCCATGTTCCAAGGAGCCTGTGCCGTTCCAGGTTGAACAGCGTAACGAGACTCTTTTGCATCTGCAGCAATTTCATAAGACTTAATGAAATCAGTACCTGCCAGAATAAAGTTAGGACTTCCACCATTTTTCTGACATTCACGCCACATCGTATGCATCGGAGCTAACAAAGCAGACCCAGCATAACCAGTAGGACTAGTAGTACCGAACGTATTCAGACCACTACCCGTATCAAAGTTATTACGCCAGTACTCATTACCAGCCGTTGCGCGGTTAATACCACCAACCGTGCCCGAGCGAGAATCAAAAGGCACTAGAAAATCTAGACCATTGATCGCTTTGTTAGCTAGTGAAGTACCACCACCAACGCCAATCGTGCCGTCCATATGCAAAGACTGATCGAGGATCTTCTCGAAGCCCAGTCGAAGTACTTCCATAGACTCGTTGAATACGTTGGTTAGTTGCACAAGACCAGCGGCACTTGAGTTCCGCGGGCTCTGTGAGTCACCAATAAGAATACCGTTACCAAGTAAGTAGTCTTCGGAGAACTGGAAACCGTCATGTGCCGAGTTCCAAGGATAATAAGCCTGTCTCACAGTATCACGAGTGTTATAAGTAACAGCCGATGAAGTGTTTAGTGCTGAATCACCAAACCACTCAAAGTTGTTATCATAACCGGTACGAATCTGCTCAACGATATTTTCTTTACCGCCGCCCCATGTCTTTTTCTTGGCCATGAGAGCTTTGAGCAGGGGACGTTCCGTCGCAACCTGGTCAATAGGTTTATTCTTCAAATAGTTCTGAAGAGCTACATATCCTAGTTGGGTAATGTCTGCTGCAGCTAATGCTGTTTGAGTAGCCATTTATTTCCCTCCAAAAGGAATGTAATTATGTGGAACAGGGTTGGCCACACGAGTGCCTATACGTGCTACTGGCGATGAATCCAGTTGTCATCTATCCTGTCAATTATGCATCGCATCTAAGTGTGCCTGTAAAAACTCAGGCGTCACTTCTGCGGTGTCTAACATGGATGCGCTTCCCACGCCTCCATTATTTCTGCCAGGTGCTAGGGGCCCAGCCGATTTACTAGCATTTCCGTTTTGTTGTGCGGCTATTTTCATACCCTCACTCAATACATTATACTCGTTTTGCAACATGGGTAACCAATCTTGCGGTGGAAATTGAGTTTGTGCTAAACGTCTACCAACCTCTTGCATTGCTTCCGATTTCAAAGCATAATCAGGATCGGACTCTTTTATTTGATTTTCCCATTGAGATATCTGTTGATATGCGTCGTTAGCAGCGCCATTATATGCTTCTTGATAATTATTATGGTCTTGAGTCATCCGCGCGAAATCACTTTGCGCTTGGTGTTGAGCATTCTCAGTAACTCTTTGTGTAGCCAATTTGTTTGCCCACTCTTCGCTCATTTCTAAGTTTTCTACGGCACCTGCAAGATCTTGAAAGTCATTATAATTAACATTCTCGTTATTTGTAGCATTTACGCCTAACTTTTCACCAATTTGATCAGCGAATTCATCCAACGCTCTTAAAGCGTGCACAGCTTTGCTATAATTACCAGAATTTAAGTTGTTAAATATATCAAGTGACCAATTTAACTGTTGTGGGTTCGTTCCAGAACCTAAAATGTAATCTTGTAGCTCTTTAGAGACAGATAACTCTTGATTTTGCGTTTCTAACTCTTTTGCTTTGTTTATCCAGTGTTCAAAACGTTCCTGTGCTTTCGGTTTTAAATTACCGTAAACATCGGCATCTTCTTCTTCTAAGTCCTGCCTTGTTTCAACTGTCTTGCTCTCTGAAACCGTCTCTGTTGGTGTCTCTGGTCTATCATCTTCTGTGTCGCTGGATTTTTGCTGTGCTGTCTCAGCTTCTTGGTATGTGGGAGTTTCAGTAGTTTGTTCTTCGGTTGATTCTGCACTATCTGCTGCATTAACTACCTCCTCATTGGATTCTTCGAGCATATTCTCATACTCTTTTTCGAGTACTCCTAGTGTATCGTCATACAACTCGTCAGACGTCATCTCCTTTTGTTCTTCTGCCATTGCATTGCTCCCTATGGTTGGCGATTATTGTTCCGAAGCCGCTGATTCGTGCGATTCTCCGGTGCATTTACAGCTTCATTTACCTGTTGTGGCGGTTGTTGCTGTGGTGGTTGTGTAGCTGTGCCAGATGATTGCCCCATAGCCGCTTGCATAGCTTGGTTTTGCATCATCCATGTCTGCATTTCCTCCGGAATAGGCGGTAAAAACTTGGCAATATCAATTCTTTCATCAAAACGCTTGAAAGTCTCTTCTAATAACTGTATATACGGGTTAAATTGATCTGGAATACCCATTTGGCGCAATTGTTGCACGAATTGTATGCCCTGCATCAACATAGGCATCAGTTCTGTCCACCGCATACGCTCTGCATCGGTATCTGGCATGCCTGTACTGCCTGCTGCGATGTCTAAATATACAGAATCATACAATTGTTGCTTGTTAAGTATAGGCCAAAAAGCGTTAGGACCGGCGATTTCTTGTGCTTTTTCAGGTGGTATCTCTTGAAGCAGTACTTCGGCAGCAAACCAAGCTATTTTCTTTAGCCAATCTTCAGTTATATCCACCTTTTCTTGCACACGAGTAGCCAAACCTGCCTGTTGTATATTGGCTTCTGTGGCTGTTTTAGCACGCATGATGCCGCCACGTTGCGCATCGCCCAGACCACTGATCCATTCCATATCGGTTCTTAATGGTGTTGTGTCATATACCTGTGGATTCATAGGCGGTGGGTTTGATGGTTGAAATACCGAGCGAACATCTTGTCCCGACGCGTTTATTAAAGCGATTTCCCCAATAGATGCGTTACTAAATACCTCTATATCTTCGTAATTTACACGTGAAGCATCTGCAACAAAGAACGGCGCTGACAACTCTCTGTGTTTGGTCTGTTGCGAGCGTATCGTATTGTACTCATCCTGCAACGACATCAGTAATTCTGTTTCAGATATGGGCCATTCTTGGCCATCTATCCAATTCAATCCTAAGACGAAGTACGGGAAAAACACATCCCCCATACGTTTCGGCGCAAATGGTTCTTTCACCCATTTCTCACAGCCTTCTACCCAAGTATATACTGTCTGAGTGGTTCTATCCCAATACTCCCAAACCGCCATAGCTAAATTGACATCCTCAGTTTGGTTGCTGCTCCAAGCCTCATCCCTTCTTAATCGATTCAGTATGCCATCTTGAGTGCGTCTGTATACTGTAAACTTCTCTATTTCTTCTTTCGTCAACTGAAAGCGTTCCATTACATCGGATGGCGTCATCCAGGTTACGTTAGCCATCCATTTGGCTTGATCGTAATCCTGTAACGTATCTAGTGACGTGTCCATCCTGAAGTCTTCAGGTCTAATAAAGCCAAGGTTTAAACCTTCTCTCTGCAAAACCTCTACTTGATCCTGCAATGCTGTCATGGTGTTCTGTACTTCTTCTATCAACGCTTCTTTATCTGAAGTATCTTCGTTGTTCGCTACTAGAGTTTGTAAATCATTCTGCATTTTAGCAATGCTATCTTGCGCGTCGTTGAATTGTCTACTTACCAATGGATCCCTGTAAAAGTCACGCTGATAAGTAACCTTTACTACGCCGATCTTACTGGTCATACAGGATCGTAAAACTTGTTTAGCAACCTTCTTCAGTTCTGCTCTTTTCAAAGATTCATTCAAAACGATTTGCAGGGTTTGTCCAAACAAGTCAGCTATACGATATTCATAGCCACTGGGTTCAACATACTCTTGTGGCCTAATTTTGATTTCAGGATTCTTAGCATATATGTAAGGTATCAGACCTTGCAGGGTAGCATGAATAATGTTACCTTTTACTAAACGATTGCCCTCGTATAATGCCTGTGTTTCGGTCATTATCTGGGTGCGTTCGTTCATGCGACCTAAAGCATACTTTCGGGCATGTTCTATTTCTTTATATTTTGTTTTCCATTTCTTGTAAGACATCTCAACGTTTTGTTGAAATTTCTTCAATAAGCCCTTGGCGCCAGGTGATATGCCGCTGGTTAAGCTAGGATCATCTGATAGTATATTTAAATTATCCATGTTTCATCCTGAGTATACATGTCGTCTATTTGATCTAACCATTCTAAAGTAAATGGTTTCGGACCTTTCTTTTTTGGCTTAGGCTTTACAGTCCTAGCGCGTCGTAGCATTAACCCATATCTTGTTGCATCGAACAAATGATCCTCTGCACTGGTGTCTATATCCTCCACTCTCTTAGGATCCGCAGGTAATGATGGAACCGTGCGTAACCAATGCTTACAGTTGCTGAATACTTTAATGCTTTGATTTGCAAGCCTATCCACAATTTCTTGCAAACCCTGCACTCTAGATCCTGGACCTTTTGCGCTAGCTTCCCAAACAACACCATAATCAGCAAATACGTCTGCAACACTTTTATGGCGACCGTCACGCATGAAGATTGCAGAATCGGCCACATTACTCTTAAATTTAACCTTTTGTTTTCTCTCCCGCTCTTCAGCATCATTGATCTCCCTTGCTATATCTTCTATTGGTGATTCACTACCTTTGTTAGGTTTAGAACTCCAATAACGTTCTCTGTAGATATAGATTATACCATCATAGTCCTGTGCGAACCAGACGCATCCAGCGGGTGACTTATAACCATGATCGTAAGATTTCCATCTCTTCCATTCTAATGGAATATCAAACGGTTCAACAACATGTATACTTGGATCCCACACGCCTTCAAAGAATGCACCTGGCGCTATGTTCCAATCACCATCTAACCATGCCTTTACGAGCCATTCTGGTCCACTCTTTTTGATCCGGTCAACGTAACCCGGGTCATTCTCCATCAGAGGAGTGTTATCCTGTATCTTCGACGGAATAAAAATCGATTCC